ACAATTGTATAGTTTACATAATATACATTATGCGTGCAGTATTTCTAAGTAGACCTAATTAACTGAATCATTTAACTGTGGGCTTTGTCTACATTTATGCAATTCTTCAAACTGATTTTCGATTATCATTTATGCAGTTTAAATGTAATTCCTTTATTTTGCGTCTTTATTTTAACAGCAACAGCAATCCAATCACAACTGCAACCGCGGAACTGAATCCGATCGTAAATCTATCATACCAGCTTGGCTTGATTGCTTCCATCTGCTCCTTTATTGCAGCAATGATCTGATCCCTTAAACTTATAATTTTATCCTTATCATCAATCGTCCGCTTTAACAATCCGACTTCACTTATAAGTAAAGTTTTCTCATACTTCACTGCATCCAGCTCAATGAACTTTAACGTGATGTATTTCAGTTCTTCGATCGAGACTTTAACGTGAACACTGTCAATCGGTTGTATCAGCTTTGTCTGGCCGGTTACGGTAATAAAGCTTAATAACAGAATCAATATTAACTGCATTAAAGACTTCATTTTGTTTTTTCTCTTTTTCAATTATGATCGGCTTAAATTGTCTCTCAAGTACCCAAACAGAATCTACCCGGGACCTGGCTATTTGTTCGATCTGATCCGAGAGCTGAACCTTTTCATCAATTTGCTTTTGATAGATCTCTTCTAATTTTTTATTTTGACTGCAGCTTCTAAAATGACCGAATGCCAAAATCAGAATTATTACTCCAAGCAAAAATATATTTAGTTTATTGTTCATGACGGATCGAACATTTTTATTTCCGGAAGTCCGGTCATTCTGATATCAACATGTACCCAAGTGATATTTTTTTCCATTGCGGTTATTTGATCGAACGGTTCAAGATGCTGATTGGCAAGAATTATTTCCCGGACATTATCAGAATTGATTTCATCAATTGTAAAATCAGCAGCTCTTCCGAAACGATGCTGGGAAAAATTTGCACCGACCGGATTAGACGGACATCTGAATCCCCTGCTCTTCATCAATCCGCCAACATGCCAATCATTTACATGCATCGGTTTATTAAAATAATCTCTCAACTGATCCAACAATTTTAGAATTCTTATATCCATACAGATCAAAGAATTTTCACCGAGTAGTTTATAAGTGAACGGATCTACTAATTCCTGTACAAGAAAATGTTTTGGTTTATAATATTCTCTCATGACTTCACCTCATCATCTCCCGTTTCACTTTTCACATTTCCCGCTGAAACTTCCTTCCCTTTCTGGTATGCCTTCCAGCCGAATAACGATGTAAGCAGCGCACTTATTATTGTTGCCAGACTTATAATCAGATCCGGATGAGTTAAGCAAACATAAAACATTGCAAAGGTTAGAACAGTTGTAAACAAAAGCATGGTATATAATACACCGATCCTCATACTTGACGGATTACCGGTATCTTCGCTTAATGCTTTACCTAAAAACTCGAATAGTTTCATATCTATCACCTTTACTTTTTGGAAATCAATTCCTTAATAATTGTAATTACAACCGGTATCAATCCGCTTAAGAACCAATCGTTGCGTAAAATAAAAGTAAGCCCTAAAAAAACAACTGTTGCAAAAATAATTATAGATACTTTATTTAACTTCAACGCGGTGATCAATAAAATCCTTTTTCTGTGTGCAGCTTCCCGTTCATACATGCCGGCAACAACTTTACCGATCGACATAGTTTGTTCCGTCCCGTTCTTAACTGTTACAGTAAGAGCATCTTTTATTTCTAAGAACATGCTATCGGCATTGGTTATATATGCAGAAATAGAATTCTCAACTACGTGTAATTTTTTACGCAGCATTAAAAAATCCCATCCGCTCGGCAATGTTTCCGCCAGCTCTTGAATTTCGTCCGGGTTCAGCTCTTCAACATTTGAAGGCGTAACAATCTTACCCGAACATTCTAGTTTATATCCGCCAGCTGCCAGATCGAATTTTGCCATTTCTCACTCCCATATTTTTAGATATCATATTTTTCCCCCGCGTAATTAATTATTTTCAACACCAATGCAAATCCATTTTGTTGTACTTGAATAATATTGAAACCGGATAATTCCACTGGCATTCATTGTTATTGAATTGGCTGGGATATTTGCCAAGTTGCCGCCGGTTTCCGTAAATGTTGTGGTCGCCGTTGTACATAAAATTGTAATGATCTTTCCATTAACACCGCCGTTAATTGTTGCGATTGAACCGTTATAATTTGTTGTGATGGATGTTTTACCGGCAGCTTCCATGGGTGATGCGTTGGATGCTTGCCAAACATTTATTAGGTCATCGGTGAATACTAAATCACCATGAATTTCTAACAAATTTCTTACATAAACATTTCCATTATCAAAATAACCAGCCCAATTAGTTGCACCGCCGGATGCATCTCCATAAACACCAACGGCATATCCGCCAACGGAAACCCCATAACATTTTATTCCATATCCCTCACCGTTATCCGTTGCATTGCCTTTAAATGATCCGGCAATTGCAAAATTGCCCGCACCGGCCATGTTATTTTCAACGACAAGGTTATATGCAAAATTATTTGTACTTGTTATCCAAATGCCATTTGCCGAGCCAACCATCTTAACAAAATTAGTACCGCCGGAATCAAAGAATTTTATTGAATTAGTTGCGGCATCAAGTACAACCCGCAAACCGGATGATGCCGTTTGAAATGTACCCGCAACGGTTAATGCCGTTCCATCCCATAACAATTTATTGCCTGTGGAATTACCGATCGAAAACTTTGGCGTGCCGTTTACATCACCAATCCAAAATCCGGTGCCGGTATCGTATGCCGTTTGCCCGGATCTTATTTTTGCACCGCCGGATGCTAATACCAATCCGCCGCCGGTTAAACTTAATTCTCCATTAATAGCGCTTAATGTTACATCCGCATTTGCTGCAACCGTTCCTAATTTTGTTTTCTCCGTTCCGGTATATGCCTTATTTGTTGTACCGTCAGTTATCGAATCGGCAGAAATTGTGTTGGTTAATGTGATAGATCCTTTAACAGCTAACGTTGTACCGTTCCAACTAATTTGATTATTTGTATCACCGGTAAAACTAAATGTACCATCCGCCAATATCTTAACATTTGCATTTGCTAATAATTGATTTGCTTTACATCCATAAATTCCGGTTGGATTCATCAGCAACCCGGCGGAACTTGCCGATCCGTCACCAACTGTTGCCGATGTTCTTATAACTCCGCTTGTATAAATTTCAAATTCAACTTCTTTTATTTTTCCGCTTGAAAATGTTGGCGCAGATCCGTTTGTAGGCAGATCAAAAACCAATCCCAACACAGCGGAGTAACCTCGTATTCCGTTAATATCAATTACAAATCCATTTGAACCAGCACCGGCATTTGTAATTTTAACGCCGCCCGCGCCGCTTAATTCTATCATACCTTTAAAATAAGCCGAACCATCAGCATTCAAAGTTATCATTTCAGTTATGTTATTGCGGATCTTTAATGCGCCGGCTGTAATATAAACGTTTGATTGATTTGCGCCGATTTGACCGATCAATATGTTACCGGATATATCCCATTGTGCAAGCTGTGTTGTATAATTGCGGATCCGGATCCCGTTTGTTGAATCAACAGTTATATTCGGAAACCCGGCTGCATATTTACCGAATGCGGAGCCGTAGGCGGCGGCAGTGTAACCGTACATTCCATTCAGATTGCCGATCAATGCGTGCGTTATTTCTGCGGTATATAATTTAGAATGAGCATCTAAACCATTATACATTACAAAGCGCGGTGCGTTTGCACTTATCGAATCAAAGAACATTCCGGCTTGCCGTGCGGTGTTGGTTGTATTGCCAATACGGATCCATCTTTTGCCCGCAGCAGTTGCCGCCGTTAAATATTGTTTACCGGAATTAATATTAATTATTGCTTTGCCTTTACCATCCAAACCAATGCACGTTGCTTTTATTTCTTCAGTTAATACAAATGCACCGGTGGCATCATATTCCCCTTTGTAAGTATAAATCAAATCATTGGCAATAAAATCCATTCTATTCCTTAATTGCTGTTTTCTAAAACCAAAACATATTTTGTTTTTAACGATCCGGTAACCGTTGAAACTCCGTTAATTGTTGCTGCCATAGATGCGTTTGCATACAACTTTGCATTGAACGCTGATTGACCCGCAATTATTCCCGCCATATTTGATGCACCCATTATATTGCCGGAAAATGTTGATTGACCGGAAATTGATGCTGCCAAGGACCTGAATGTATGCAATGTCCCCGGGAATGCTGCTTGACCTGCAATGGACCCTGCAAATGAACGCATTACATACATTACCGCACTTATTGATGTAACACCCGCAACTGTTCCCGCCAAAGATCTTAACGCATAAATTGCAGCGCTTGCTATTGATTGCCCTGCAATTACACCCGCCATATCTTCATAAACAATTATTTGCGTTAAACTTCCAATTGATGCATTGCCGTATTGTTCATTACCGTACATTAATTATCCCTTTGGAATTTTAAGTTTTACAATCTCTCTTTTCTGTTGTATTAAATTACTTGCCTCTGGTCTGTTTTCTACAATCCTTTCCCAAATGGCTATTACCATTTCATCTATTGGTGAAACAATATCAAGTTCTTTCTTTCGCAGTTCTTGAACTGTTGGCGGTAGTGGATTTGCTTCTCTGAATTTTATCTCATCAAATTTCTGTTGAGCAAGAATTTTTAATTCGCTATCTGTTTTGGTTAAAGAATCTGTACCAAGTCCTATTTTATAAATAGTGCCATCCTCATCTTTGAACTTTGCAATTACTTCGGTTGTATATTTTATAAATTCCATTTTATATCCTCTAAGTTATGGACTCAATCTTTTAGCTTCTAAGTGAGAACCTTCAAAAACTGTTGTATCACTTACCTCTGCTGTGTTTTGTGCCCATTGTAAAGTTATATTTCCAGCCGTAGTTGAAGTCTTTATATAGGCGGTTAAAATTATTAATGCACTCACCGATTCGCCGGTGTTCCCTGCCCCCACTTCGGTTATTGTCCCCCTCCATTGGAAAGCGTAACCACCATTCATTCCATGCGAGTTCCATCTACCTGTAGCTCCAGTCGGAACAGTAAATTGATGTTTGAAATCCGCAACTCCAGATGCATGGTAAATTATGAAATAAGTAATAGTCCATGTCTCATTCGCACCTAAAGCAAAGACCAAATGGTTATCATCCTGCAATGTTATTGAGTTATTTACTATTTCATCTGCGGTTTTATAAACATAAGTCGCCGCAGCAGCACTTGTCTGAGAAAGCAACTGAAAATTAGTTCCATCATAAATCACTGAACACAACTGACCCGCTTTAATATCTCCATCAGCAAGGTCAACATTATATTGCTTCTTTATTGTTATTACACCAAGAGCGTTTACATTAAGCGTGCAAGCTCCCGTATTGATTGTGTTCGCTTTGAAATGATAAACTGCACCAGTTACATAAGCACTCGGAGCGGGTACTAAAGTAATTGCATAAGCATCAGTAGTACCAGCATCAGCGGCATAAAGGAAAGACCCTTTAGAAATTGTTTGTGCTATATCTGCAACTCTTGGTATTCTCGTTGTATCCGTTCCAGCAGCAACCTCTGTTTCAACAGTCAACTCTGCTATACCAGATACAGTAGTAGAAGCCACTGATTCACTCGGCATCGCATGTTTATGATCTCGCCTTGCGGCAACCGAAGCAGTTCCAACAGCAGCAGAATCTCCAAACGCCTGTGTGCTTGGTACAGTTGCATCAAACAATGCTTTTAATGAAGCAATCGTTTCTCCATAAGCAATGCCTATATAATTAATCAATCCAGTTGCGGGTGCAATTAGTTTTAATAACCAACCATGTTTAGTTGTTGACGCATCGTTTGTAGTTACATCAGTTGTTGCGCCATTTATTAGTGCACCGTCAATATCATTAATCGTTTTTGATGTTAATGATAAGATCATCTTATAAGTTTTGCCGCCGATATTGTGTGTTTTTGCTGTGTTGGTACTACCTTCGCCATTATAACTATTTCCAACTGCGGGACGGACAATAGTTAAAGTATCTGTGGTCTTTGCAGTGACACGAATAATTTCAACATTAGGATCATCAAACGGTCTTTTATAATCTGTTGAATTGTACCATATAAGATTAAAATTTCCGCTTGCGGGATCCGGTAATTTAGCACCTTCACCGGATGCCAAAACAATAGACGTTGCCGTATCATCATATCCGGTACTGACTGTTACTTCAACACCATTTTTAGCTTGATCAAGTACATTCATAGTTAACCGCCTTTTTAATCTTGTGTAATAGTTAGCGTACCCGCCGGGAATCTCGGCGTATCACCGGCATCAATTGTTTTTGGCGTTGTTAATGCACCCCATCCCAAAACATTGCCTAACGTTGCCGCATCAACAACCGCAAAATGTGTTAATGCAGATGAACCGGCGGTGCACTCTGCAAATGCAATTTCGGTACCGTTGCTTTTAGAACCACCCGATGCAGCTGGAAAGTTTGTTGCATTGTTCGTTACTGCTTTGCGTGCATACCCGGTATAAGTTGCTTCGGCAATGCCCGTAGTGTTCACGATTGGCATCGCACCAGCCGGAGTAATTGAACCATTATCTAGATAAGTTGTTACAGCACCAACGGAAGCGATCAATAATTCCGCTCCAGTACTGCGACCATATATTTTATAACCCGTTGCTCCGGCAACAGCACCCCAATTAACATTCACCCCGCCGATAGCAGCAAGAGCCAAAGAGGTTTCTGCCGAAGGAGTTGTTTCTCCTGCTGGAGTTAGAGCGGTTACGCGATAATAGTATGTGCCGATAGCGAGAGTGCCTGCGCCAGCTGTGAAGGCGGCATTGACAGGCGCGGCAATTGTCGTTCCGGTTGATGCATCATTTGGTGCCGCTATCAATAATGCAATGTAAACGGTTGCCGGGCGTGTAAAATCACCGCCGCCGAATACATGATCCAATATTTTATTTTCTGCATAATCGCTGAATGAACCCATTTTGTAACCTCACTTTTTATTTTTAGTAATAATCTAATTTTTTAACTTGTCCGACCGGCGCAACAAAACTAAATCCGCTTATGCCTTGTGTTCCCGGCATCAGATCATTATTGTTTGCACCGTTGCGCGTACGTACAAAATCCGCTTCAATACCAACTATAATATTTCCTTCAGCATCCGTTTCTGCAATGAATGAAACACCATCGCCGTCAACCATTCCAGCTGAAAAATTTTCACTCCCGGTTCTTATGATGAAAAAACTTTGTAACATCAGTCCACCTTTATTTCTATTGCATTAACGGCAGATCAATCTTAACCGCCGCATTGGCATCATAAACAATAGTTGCATCCGCATAAACATCAAATCCAACCGTACGTCCTACCATTTCCATTTTGAACATGTAACGGAATTGATAGAACTTATTTACATTAAACGTTTGAAGATCCGGCACTGAATTAATTAAATACCAAATACCGTTTGCATCATTTGCATTCGGTCTGCCGACTGAACTTGTTTTTGTTACTGCATTACGGTTGGCAACAAACATGTAAATATTATATTTCTTAACCGTCTGCCACATACTTGTATCAACTTCATCGCCGTAGTAAACCGGCGGAAAACCGGTATAGATCTGCCGTGTTGCAAGTTTGCGCGTTACGCCGGCAATATCCGTTGCGGTTGTTAATTCGCTTGCGTACATGTTATCCCAGACTAGCACATTTCCATTGCTGATTTGCACCGTTGTTGTAATTGCGTAAGTCCGCACGCCGTTATTCATGTATGATAATCCGGTAACCTTCACCTCGGTTAAATTCAATTGGTTCACCGGAATCGGATCATAAAAAATATTTGTATGATCTTCCGTTGTTGTTGTTATTGATGTATCCGGCAGCATGCGCACGGCTAATTCAACGGTTGCATCCTTCAGATTTTTTTTAATTACTTTTGCTTTTTTACCGGAGAAATCATAACCGTTAATATCGTTGAATGCATCCGTATCAAGAGAAACAACATCGCCGTTTTTGATGGATCCGTCTTTTGATTCAACTTCAAAATTTATAATTGCCCTTGGAGAGCGTGAACGTTTTATTTTTTTATTCAACAGCCCTTTAACATAAGCGGTCAGAACAGCTGCATCGCCGCAATCGTCATTCAACCAGCCGGTTGTACGCGTTAATGCCAATTCTTTATTGTACATGAACGCACTTTCTGCATCGCCGTCAATTTCGATGTGCAGCTTGGAAAATGATTCTAGATCCGTTAAGGGCTTCAGCATATCATAATGATCATAATAAAAAAGTATGCGTGTTTTAATTTCATCCGTGTTAAAATCAACCGATTTAGAATTTAGAACGATATTATTCGCATCGGTTATTGTATGCTGTACGGTTTCATTATTAGTATCCTTCAGCGTTATCTGTCCAGATTCATTTACCCATAGATCAACATCCACTAACCATGCAAGATCGAATAATTGTTTTGCGGCATCCGTATCCTTAACCATTGGTTTGTAGCTTACATTCGGACCGGTCCATGCGGCTTCTAATGCATTTATCGTTGTCAGATCAACGCGTGAATTCGGAATATCATATTGTAAAAACTTTGCTTTGAATATTGTGAACGGATTGCCGGGTGCAACGGCGGGCACAATTTTAATATTTGTACCGGCATAATGGCGTGTGCCTTTGGATTTATATAAAACACGCTGAACACCTTGCAGCACATTTGCAGCAATGGATGCATAGCTCATTATTTCATCATCAATTTTTATATATCCGCTTGCATCTAAACCGGTAGAGGAATTCAATGCAATAGTGAATGCGGTTGTAACTTCTATCCAGCTAGTCAGAACGGTTGGATATGCACCGGTCAATTTGAAAAATCTAATTGCTTGCGCCGGTGCTTTACCGGTATTCGGAAAACTTAGTGTGCCGTCATCAACGATAAACACTTCCGTTGTTTGCAAATAAACTTCCGTATCATTATGAATTCTAAAAACACGGTAATATGATGCGGTCAATATTGTTTGCCAATTGATTGTAATTTTATAATTTGGATTTGTATCAAATGGAATTGTTGGTGATGCGGCAAACGGACGGTTATTAGAATCGTATGCGATCACCTGGTAATAATATAATCCGGATAATGTTCCGCCAACTTCATCTGTATTTGCAGCTTGCATAAAAACAAAATCTTGCCGCAATGCATAATCATTCAATCCAACGGAAAGTTTCAGCATATCATCTTCGGAATTGCACTCCGCTACACTCCCGAGATCTTCATTCAGTTTTACATTGGTTTTGAACGGCAATTTTATTTGTGTTAGATCGGCAATTTCATCAACACATTCAATTTTTACATTCGAACCGTCACGCGTAATGTTATCAATCTTGCCCTGGAAATGCTGCACAAATTCATTTGCTGCAATTCCTTCAAAACCTTCATAAATTTTTATTGTACGTCCTTTATAATACGGGTTGCGTGCGATCAGTTTTTTCCAAAATGTACCCGGCACGGATTTAATTGTTGTGTGCCTATTCGTCCAATACGGATCTATGCCGATATCAAAATCATTTTCATCAAGGAAGGTTAATGTAATGCGTGCGGTAATTGTTTTATCATCTTTTATTTCGGATGATAAATATTCTTTTCCGCTTAGATACGGACGTGCATCTAATAATTTTGCAGTTGCAATGGATGCATCCGCATTGCAGAATTTATATTGTTTTGTAGTAACTGCATAATTAGCGGGATCCTTACATGTTTTGAATGTGTTGTAACATTTTACACCGGTTGCGGTACACGGTGCAACGCCGAACGTGCGTGTGCAATAATCCAATTCCATAATTATATATGTAATTGGTGTTTTAGATATTGCGCTTTGTTCTGTTAAAAAACTCATTTTATCTTTGTGCCTTCATATCAATTATTAGTTCGTCAACATAAGTAAGCATTGAGACCGGAGCTGCAAACCGTGCGGAAGATTTCATAACACAAAAGAATACATCACCCGGAATTGCAGTTAGATCCCATGCATAAAAAAACGGTTTCATCCGCTTGCCGTAACTATTCCAAAACGGCAGCCAATAAGTAGAAATAAATGTGCGGGTTAATAAACGGAATGAATGTGTTATTTCTATCGGGTTGCTTTTAACTGTTGAACCTAAAATGTTGCCGGATTCACTTTCGCTCGTCTCTGCGTTGATGCCTTCGGAAAACGGCACCGGTGCGGGATCCGGCGGCCACGGCATAAGCAATTTTGCACCCAAATAAATAACTCCTACATACGGCGCGCCGCTTGAATTGGTAATAACTAATTTGAACTTTGACGATGTAACGGAATTGAACGAGATCATAAACGCATTATCATCTGTTGGTGTTATCGAGCCGCCGCTGACATCAATCCATCCGGCATTATCATATTGCACTTTGAATGATGCACCAACAGTTTTTAAGTTATGCCCAACCACGGCAACGCAGTCAACGGTTTTTGATGCACCAATATCAACACTAATATAATTTGTTCCCGCAGCGGAAAACACAACATGCGTATACGGTCTGCCGTCACGGATATTTTCTACCGAACCGCTTGCCAATGCCGATGATGCCAGCGTGCCGGTATCTAATTTGTTATCATATAAAAGTATTGGATTCATTTTTTATTATCCAAAATCGAAAACACCGTCTTGAATCGCCCGTTTTATTGCCGGTGCTAATCTTTCACGTACTTCTTTATCTACACTGCTTCCAAATCCGCCGCTTGAAGTAATATTTATTGTAATATTCCTAGCATTATTGTTAGTTGTTGAATTATTATTTTGAATTGATCTTGCACTTGGCAAAGCCGGTTGTGAAGAACTTCCGCCACCGCCACCGCCAGTTGAGCCGGGTCTCATTGCTATTATAGAGGCAACACGTGCAAGTCCAGAAGCTATCACAGATGCTGCTAACCATGGGCCTAATACGGGACCAACACCAATTGGCGGCGGCATAAATGCAGCAGAAGCTGATGCATAAGTACTAACCATTGCCTGAGCAATTGAGAAAGCTTGGTAAGTACGGAAAGCGGTTTCAGCCATTTCACCGCCAGTTGAATAAAATATATTTGCTATCTCACTCATTGAACCAAAAATGTTTGCAATATAATCCAATTTAGCTAACTCAATATCCTGTTCGCGTGTTACCAATTCTGCTTTATATTCAAGCGCAGTAAGCCATAAAGCCATGATTGCGTCCATTTCATCTCGAATTTTATCCACTCTTTCTACACTATTCTGATGCATCTTCCGCGTCATTATATCATCAATGCTTGTTACATCGATTCCCATTTTGTTATAGATGCTCATTACAACTGAAGCTTGATCTTTTAATAACGTTTTATCAAAAAGTGGTTTGTTCCCAAATCGTTTACGTGCTTCATCATATTTATGTTCTGCTTCTAAAAATCCTTTTGTTAAATCATCTAATCCCTCAATACTTGATTTGAATATTGAATCGTTCCAGCTTTTAAGAAAACTCGCTTCTTCTTCTTTAAGTTTTTTCAGTGCAGCTATACTTGCCGGATCCGTTACCGTTATTTTCGGCGGTTTCTGTTCACCAAACTTTTTGATTAATTCTATTTGTTGTGTTAATTGCCCAATCCGTGTTTTACCTAATCTTACTATTTGGGCGGCTTGATTAACTTCATCTTGATATAACATTGAGAAAGCAAGTTTTGCTTCTGCTTCCTTAAGAGCATATTCTGCTGATTCCTGAACCGATTTTTCAATATTAAGTTGATTCTGTTTTATTTTTATCTGTTCGTCTCTGTACTTCTGAGTAGATCCAATTAAATCTTTTGAAAGTTCATTTGCTGTAGCAAAACCCATTACTAATTCTTTATATTGGACACCGCCGATTAATTGTATTTTACCGAATACAACATCAAGTCCATCTGCAAAACTTGTTAATACTTTTATAATAACGGGTCCGAAATTAGTAACAAGAGAAATGGCTAATCCCTTAAAACTGCCTTCAACTTTGGTGAGTTTGTCTTTGAATTCATCCATCTGCGCGGCGGTCTTTTGAGAAATTTCCAAACCAAGTGCACGCGCTTCCTCTTGCATTTTAATCATTCCGGCGGAACCTTCATTCAGCATCGGGATCATATCTGCACCGGCTTTACCAAATATCTGTATTGCCAATGCAGTTTTCTGAGCGCCGTCCGGCATGGATTTGAATCTATCAGCTATTGCATAAAGCGCTTGATCGGTTTGAATGAATTTGCCTTGAGCATCTTTGACGGGAACACCAAGTTGATAAAATGTTTTTGCTAATTCTTTATTACCAGAACCCGCTTCGTAAATATTTTTATTCAGTTTAATTACTAATGAGCCGAGTTGCTCAAAAGATGAACCGGAAAGTTCAGCGGCATATTTCATTGTGGAAAGATTCTCGGCACTCATTCCGGATTTTTTGGAAAGATCATTTATTTCATCCCCGAGATCTATTGCACCTTTAATCATCAGACCGAAACCGGTAACAACCGCCGCGGCACCAAAAGCAACTTTATTGCTAAGTGAACCGAAAACAGAATCCATAACCGAACCGGATTTCTTTGATTGAGAATCCAATCCTTTCAGTTTTGTTTCAACACCGCTTATAGCATTAACGGCTTTTATATTATCGCCGTCAATTATTATTTCAATTCTGTTTGCCAAAAGATTCTTCCTCTTCATTTCACTCAGAGCTTCGGCGCTCAGAATGACAAAGTCATTTATTATTTAGATGATATTCTGTTATAGTTGCTTTCAATTCGGAAATCATCTCCCATTGCTCCTCTGTTAAAATATCTGCTAATCTTTCAGCCGGATAACCGGCATTCTGCAGATTGTAAATTTTCATAGCAAATAAAAAACGTGCATCGTAAGGTTCCATATCTATATTCTGATCGTAAAGTTTATAAACAGCTTCTGCTTCTTTTACATTTCCGCCGTGCCGTTCTAAACACTTCTCCCAAGTTTCGGGCTTGGTATTTTTGAAGAAGCGTTTTAATTCGGCAAAAAAGGGCGCGGCTCATCCTTTATCACATAAGAAGATTCACCAAAAAGTGTTTTAATAAATACTAAAAGAATATCACCTGCAGTTTCCTTTACAACACCAAACCAGCCGTTGTAGAAATCTTTATCTTTTGCATCGGAAGAAATTTCTTTTTCATCAAGAGTAAAATCACCTTTGCGGAAACCCATAAGAAACTTTTCAGCCCAATTCATTTGAAGTTCTACCATTGATTCAATTTTTTGAGTTTTGGTTAGAAGATTAAGAATTGCCGATTGATAAAGAATACGATCTGATGTTGTTGGTGTTTTATAAAATAATTTTATCTTGGTGCCGCTAAGCACATCAAAGATCGTCATTTCGTTTAGATCAGATTTTTTTAACTCACGTGCCATTGTTCCCTTCCCTTCTAAATTTACCCGGCAATTGCCGTGACCCTTTTTAAGATCGAGCCGCCGGGCGAAGGGTTGGAACGCCCAACGGCTCTGTCCGGCCTAAGCCGGGTTATTGTTTAGTAATATTTTTAATTCAAGAATCATTTTTAGATCCTTCTCCGGCTAATGCCGGATCAGGATGACGTTTACACGTCATTTGAATGTTATTGAAATTTCGTTATTGCCCGCAGCAACTGTAGCGCGGCATTGCCCGCCGAGTTCCCATGCTGCAACGTTGTTTCTGTTACCGGCTTTAGGTGCATCTAATGAAACACCACCAACAAGTATTTCAACTAAGTTGCCCGCCGTTCCGGTTGGCTTGGTTTCAATTGCAATTAGTGTTTGATTCTCATGCAGTGTGTAAGGATTAAACGTTGCGAGCGCAACCTTCTCCGGATCCAAGCTAACTTTGGTTTTACGATCGCTTATGTAGTAACGTCCAATACCGCTTATGCCGTTAGCATCCGGCCTCGAGTTAACTTCATTGCCAAGATCAATATCGAACTTGGTAACAATTAGACCGAGATCACTTCCGGCAGCCGGAGTAAACTTGAACAGAGCCGAATCCCAAATTTGTTGCACAGTGCTTTCAAAAGTCGGTGAAGGGAATGTAACATCACTAATTGTCCCACCGTAAATTCCGGTAAAATCGCATTCAAGAAACATAACTTCAGCGGCTTGAAGAGAAAGTTTTCCGCTTCCAACACAGCCGGTTAAAATGTGTCTCGTTCCGCCGAACCAGAAATAAAGCGTGCAGCTTTCACCTTCGAGCGTTGAGTGAACTGTATAAGCAACCGACACAGTCGCCGTAATTGTCTGCGTGAATCCGAGTGCACGTAGTAATGGAGCAATACGCGGAACCGTACCGGCAGCACCGCTTCCTTTCAACGGTACTTTTATACCGCCGAGTTTGTAGCTCTTACCAAGGATAAGCGGTGCAAGCTCTCCAAATGTGCTGATTGGAACTGTACGCGCTTTAGGATCGGTCACTAATTCAAAGGATGGTTGATCGTATGCTTCAATTGCATCTGTTGCCGCAACCGGAGTTGGATCTGTTCCGTAAACAGTTTCAATTTTTGCAAAGAGTGCTGATCTAATTTTTTCCATTTTATTAACCTCACTTCAAGTTGAATTTTCGTTTTAATTCTTTTTCATATTTATTTACTTTTTCCTCAATGATATCTTCCATGACCGGACGTGTAGGAATTCCTCTACCGGTTTTATCCGTTCTAATTGCAAAATGATCAATATCGTTTTTTCTAAACATGTGAATATGTTCATCCGGATAACCGGTAATTTGTGCTAGTGAAGTATTGCTGTAACTTTTTAATATGTCCCGAATAGATTTCATGGCAGCTTTTAGCTTTTAGATTCATCATCAGATTGCTTCTCTTCCGTTATTTTCTTTTCTTCCACTTGATTTCTTCGCTCGCTCAGGGCATGCTTTTCACGTTCCATCATTGCCTCATCAGTAAGATCCGGAATTACTTTACCACCCTTGATTATATATGCGCCGGGCATCTGAATATTCACCTCAAGATCGGGCCGGGTGGAAGTGAATGTTTGATCGAGCCGTACTGTTTTATCTTTTGACATGATAACTCCTAAATACTAAATGCATTTTTTCTGTAATAAACATCTATTTGGATCCTTCTATGCGCAATTAAATTACCCTGCTGATCCGGAACGTTGGCTTGTGTGCTTATATGTTTTATATCATAAACTTTATTTGTTAAGCCAAGGTTATTACTAAGCCGGATTGCTTTTAATATATCCGCTTTAGTTTTACGGATATTAGCGGCGTTTGCATTTAATTCCACAATGTCTATAAGAACCGGCAAGCGGCAATAATGCAAAGACGCGCTGCTTTCACTTTCGGAAATTTCTTCATCACCTTCGCTAAGGTTAACACCGTCTGTAATCGGAGCTGCCGAGCTGTCATAGACTTTACCGCTAAGCGTTGAGTAGTACTCAGTACCAGCAGCAATTGCGCTAATAGTTGTTTTAAGCGCATCAATAATTTCTTGATCTATGGTTGATGGTTTAGCCATTTTTATTTTTCACTTTTTACTTTATACTTTTTACTTATACCGGTATTTGTCTGCTTAATGTTTTGATTGTAAATCCATCCACATCTAATCCGGCATCAATTACATAAAAAGTTTCGTTTGTGCCGGTCCGTACTACAATACTTTTTCTTACGAGTGTTAAAGAATCTGCAGCAGCAAATTCAACTTGCGGCGCATCGTTGATTACGGTTACATCGCCAATTTGCTGGGGAGAATTTTCTGTTCTCCACAATCCGTTAATAGTACTAGCTGAACCGCCCACCGGCGTAACGGTGAACGGTTCAGCAAAATCGTTTGTGTTAAGAAATATTTTGGTTTCTTGGATCATGGTTATGACCTCACCCTTTGTCCCTCTCCTTAAAAACTTGCCTACCGGCAGGCAGGAAGGAGAGGGATTTTAAGAGAGAACGTTTTTAATTAATCGCGTTTATAAAAATAAAGACCAAAATCAAACCCGGTAACTGCCACTCCCGCCGTAAAGTTTCTCAAATTAAATTTATGATAAGGCGCTTTAGTAGTTAGTGCGCGGGTTGTTGATCCTTTAAAAACAGTAGTAGCAATCACAACCACCAAACTGTCATTATTCAATATCCAGTTCGCGTTCACTGCCGGATCTCCGTAACAGACGTAATGATCTAGGATTAAATTTGGATTGCCTGAAGCAGTTGTTGCCTTACCGCCGTATGCAATGCCGTCTGTGCCCCATGCGTAATTATCATAATTTGTAAGATCTATTGATTGCGACCAAATTGATCCGCCTACGCCAACTGCAATTGCATTCCAACGCAAAGCGATGCCGTTAGCACGCTCGTAGACTGCGAAATTATCGGTTGTGGTTTGTGCTGCTAGCGGTACTGTGAAGACCAGCATCGCCATCAGCAATACAAAAACTAATTTTAGTGTTTTCATGGTTGTATCTCCTTTTATTTGTTTACAAATTTTAGATTGCTTCGTCACTCCGTTCCTCGCAATGACAATATTATTTTTTCTTGCCGGTGAAAGCTTCGGCAGTTTCTTTTGTTCCTTCCGGTTTACCCGAGAATGATAACTTCATTTCTTTTTCGTAAGCGTCAACAGCATCAAAATCTTTTGAGTACATGATTTTGTTTTGGAAGTAAAGATCTTTCTTCGTGTTGCCGAATACGGTTACTTCATCACCGCGTGCGTAAGGTTTTGCACCGTTGCCGTCTTCTGTGTTGATGCGGCATGGGCTGTAAACCTTAAATTTTTCCGGTGAGTTTACTTCTTTCTCATTCCATGGTGTTAATTTCGGTTCTTGCGTTTTCATTACGAGATTCCCTTTATATATTTTTAATTAATTATTTAGCGGGCGGCAAATTCTGCCGCCCTTGAAAGAAATTTATTTTAACTATGCACCAAAGATGTCAACAGTTGTATCCGATGCAATTGCAAATGATTCGGAACTTCTCAAGAAAAAGTTGAAATATGAATGGAGAGAAATTTCAATCACATCATTCTTATGCTGCGGTTGATCTGCAACAGTAAGTTTTTCAACTCCCCAATTAAGGAGGAAGAACTCCGGCCACAAACCGAATATTGCAACTTTATCCGGTATCTGGTTGGAAGATTCGTAACCATAACCAATAACCTTGCCGTCCTGAAGTAAATAACCGTATGGCTGTCCAGCTTCTTTAGGAGTAACTTCAAAAACAGATTCAACATCAACGGATGTACCGAACTTCATATTTTCTTTCAGACCGTTGGCTTTCGCAATCAAGCGTTTTATATTAACCAAGTTTTTGAAATTGACCTGTGCAAGCGAAGGTGCAGCCGGACCTGATTGATTCAAGATACCTTTCGGCTGAATACCAACACCGGTACCATTAATGCCGAGATAATCAAGTTTAACATTTCTTGATTTGATCAATTGGTTCATAAGGATGGTATCAAAACCGCCTAACGCCGGATCCAACATCATAAATAACAACCGTCCAAACTGTGTGTCACCCGCTAAGTGTTTGGGTTCAACAGTATCAAGTCCGGTAACGATATAAGAAGTAGAAGTTGCCGCTGCGTTTTCTGCAACTCCATAATGAGAGAGACCACTAACAATCTTTGGCATTTGAAACTGTCCGCGTAAACCAGTAATAACAGTTGCACCCAAACGTCCAAGAACTGTTTCGTTCATAATAACATCTTTCAAAAGGTCGGCACGGAAATCTGGAGTTGATAAATATCCGCCTTCAGCCGCCACACCGTAGGAATGGGCTCGTTTCGCTAGATGACGAAGTCCAATATTCGAATAATCTGCCGGTACAAAGATTTCACCCTTACCTAATTCCAGTCCGGTGCGCTTTTGAATATCATCCGAGATTTCGAATTCATATCCTTTTGTCTCTCCGCGCAGTAATGCTTGTACGGCTTTTGTTGGAGAATAACCTTTCAATTCATTTTCATTCAAACCCATATAAGAAACCGGCTTGTTTGCTGTACCGCCGCTTTTGATAACAATATCTGTAACGGATTTATAAAATTCTTTTAAGGTGCTGTCAGTGATTTCCTTTCCTTGCAGAATTTCATTAATGGTTTTTTCAGCGTGTTCCTTCGCTTCTTTTCCGTAGTTAGCCACAGCAGTTTTAATTTCATTTATGGCTTCAAGACGGAGTTGATCTTGTGTTTTTTTGGTTGGTTCTTCCATTGGTTCCTCCTTATGGATTTTTATTGAATTAAGTTTCGTTTCTAAACTTTTTATTTGGTTAACAGCTTCATTTAATTGTTTTTGTAATTCCGGATCGGTGCTTGAAATACCGTTCTGTGCTGCGTTCCGTTTTAGTTTAGCAGCTTCATCGGCGCCGATCGGGACCAATGAAAGTTCTTTAACTTTCCAGAATGTTCTTACCAGCAGCGGCATATCATCATTGAATTCATTTTTATATTCAACGCCGTCAATAGTAACAGCCGCACCTTTCGGAATCTCGACTGTGCGTAATGGATCTGTTTGATATCCGATTGAAACCGAATCAATATGTCCTTCTTCAATTTTCTTTTTAACATCTTCCTCGGCATCGCTCACATAAATATCACACAGCAATTCTGATTCATTGGTTTTCCAATTGCGTGCACTGCCGAGAACATTTTCCACACTCATTCTACTGTGAGCATCGAGCAAAATTGTTTTATTATTTTTTGGAAGATCGCAGTACCGCATTGGTAAAATTTCACGTACGTGATCCCATCGTTCCCAATCAATCACAACAGCCGGTGCTTCAGTTGTTGCAACGGTTGCAATGCCGCCGTCTTCTCTTTTACTTTCGGCACGATGTACAACAGCAGAGCGGCTGCACATACCGCCAAAGTTGCGGGGGTTCAGTTTATCCGGTTCAAGTCCTTCAATTTTTGGTTTCATATTTCCACCTTTTATTTTTTAGCAGCACAGATTTCAAATCTGTGTTACAAAACTTTTTGTTTACCATTTCCACTATTGACAGCGGCGGGTTGATCAACAGATCCATCAACTGATTTTTGAATTGGTGCAATTTGTTTGTAATTACTTCCCGGGAAATTAAGTCCGGCATCTGCAAAAGCTTTTTTCTCAGCTTTCTTTTTATCAATAAATTCTTCCAAAGACCAGCCGTTCTCAGCAAGAAATTCATCGAAGAGCCAGGCCTCGTTAGACAGCATAAGAAGAATTGCTTCTGCCTCATCTTTAGGAGAGACCCATTTCCATGCACGCCCCTGGAACCATGGTTTATTGAATTTATCAAACTTACCAGGCGGCAGATTGATTGCTTGAGTTAGCAATGCCATCTTTAAGAGTTCGGCAAAATTCCAATTGAGAAAATGATCACGCTTCCATGAATGCAAACTTTTCCATGTATCACGTTCTTCTAAAAGATTTGTGCGGCTGGAAGTATAATTAACCGCTTCGTAATCATTTGCTAAAGCAATGAAAGAAACATCCAGACCGGAAGCGATCCCGCGTAAAGCCCATTTTTGAAAATCTCCTTCCTTCCCGGATGGAGATTTGAAATCAGCCAGCTTTGTTGTCATTCCTTTTGGTACAATAACATTTTCGCCGGGCATAGAAGAAACGATAAGCCGGGAAGGATCTTTTGTACCGTCTGCATTTACTGCAAACTCGGCTCCGGGAATGTTGGCTTGATTAATTTCATCGCCAACAGATCCGTCTTTGTATTCATAGATCACATTCTTATTTGCGCTTACGCGTGCATCAACTAATATTGCTTCTTCATAACCGCCTAACATTTTAGAACGGATAGCAACCGGTGCAAACCACGGAATACCACGCACCTGTGCGGAAGATTCTTTTACGAACAAATGTTTTATCTGTGCCAAACCGTTTTCATCATAAGCAGAAATTCGAATTCTTTCTCCGGAGATGTATGAACCGTACATTAACTGCTGATACGGATTTACTTTTTTAAGCCAGTAAGCAACCGGCTTGCGGTAAGGTGTCATTTCAACACCCATAACAATCATGTTGCCGTTTGGCAGCATTGTGCTGTAAGTTTCATCTAAATAATCGGCTTCGATAAGCTGAAGTGCATAACCGTATTTATAATTTTTATCTCTGATCGGTCTGATCAGAATTTCGCCGTCGGTTGGAATTTGTTTTATGATAATATTGCAGAGTTCACGGAAAGAAGATTGACCGGTTACATCGCAATTTTCCGGTAAGGACCAATCATCAAACATTTCTTGAATTATAGTATTGGCAAGTTTATCGAACCGCTTCACTTTCATTTTTTCTAATTCATCATATACAAGATCATAAGCACTGTTGCGCAGAATAAATCCATCTGCACCAACAACATTTTTCTGCAGCATGAACAAATATTTTTTAGCCCAAGGATCGTTTTGTGCTAACTGTCTGGATCTATTGCGGAGCCGTACTAATCCTTTATTTTGTGACGCGCTGATCGTATCGTAAATATCGTTCCAATCGGAAGTGATATTAGAAACTTGAGCAGCAGCAAAGGAACGTTCTGATTGCAGAGTGCTGAGTGCAGAGTGAAGAGATTCAAAAGATTTTTCTAGTTCAACAAGATGATTGTTTACTTTTTCAGATTCATTCTTCAGATCCGTAACTACAACCGATGGAACGTAACCAAATTTCTGAGCTATGTTATCTTTAATTTTCATTTCTATCTTCTTACCCAAAAGAATTAATTAATCTTGGTGTTTTATAAATGCCTAATCTTTTTTGATAGCGGATGATCGCGGCTTCGATTTCTTCGAGAGTTTTAAACTGAGTTGATTTGCCGTTAATATTAACAGTCACATAATCACGTCCGGCAATTGTAAGTCGTGCAGCTTTAAGAGCATCCAATACTTTTTGATCGTCACTGCGTGGATCTGCAGTAGAAGTAAGCAATGCTTTAATAGGAACGGTCCCTTCCAGAACTTGTTTATTAGTACTATCCGCAATTTCTGTAAAGAGATATTGATATGAGTAATCGCCGTTAGCAAGCGCGGCTGTTTCGCTTGAAGGTTTTGTAAAGATAAAACTATCCACAGATTTTGTCGGCGTGATTGTTACTGTTGCAGCGGTGCCAAGTTTTAAGTAAAGTATACAGTTAAACAATGAAGCGGGGTAATCATCAAATGAATCGGTCCAGCTCCATGCTGAACCGCAATATAAATTAAAATCTTTGATCATTTTTAGCCATTAGCATTTAGCTTTTAGTTTATATTGATTACTCGAAATAAACTAATTGCTGTTTCTATTGGTGGATTTTAATTAAAAAATGCGGGAAAAAGTATGTCAGAGTATGTCAGAGTATGACAGAGTATGACAGAGAAAGTGAAGAAATGTTGAGAGTTGATGGGAGAATTATGAGATAAAATCTTTATTTCATGGTAAGTAATTCCTTCATAAATTTTATTTTTTCAGCGGCAACTGCAAATGAATGGGCAAGTTCTATTGATTTTTGCCGAACATCTTTAGAGAGAAAAATAAAATCCTTTAAATCATTAATTAATTTTTGCGGATTCTCTATTTTATATTCTTTCATTGTTCAGTCCTTTTTTGATTGGTTAATATTAAGTTTTTCGATTGTAACTTTCAAACGGACTTGCCCGCGTTCTTCACTCATAAGCTGCTTAAGTGAATTCACAAAAGATTCCGGATCAACAGCATCCCAAAAATCATTTATAAATCTATTCGGTGCAGAACCGAAAAGCGGCTTAACCATTTTAAGCGCTTTGTCTTTGTCCTCAAGTTCAATATGCATATTAACCTCGGTTATAAAATTAGAGGCATATCTTCAATGCTGCCATGCCAGGTTAAATCTTTCTTCTCAATGTTGCCGATTATTTTGCCGGACTTAATAAAATACCACAGAGATAATTTTGTAAAAAAATCTGTTGTTGAATCAAGTCCTTTTTCTCTTACTGTTTCATCAATCAGATTATTTAGAACCGGATTAATTCTAAAGTGAATTCTATTAGTTTTATGTGTGCACAAATCTTGTACGCACAATTTTGTGTTTGAAATTATAACTTGTTTATTCATATATATTTAATTCATCATCAGCTTAAACAGTAGTTATACCGACAAACGACTATCAATTAATTCCTCTATTTCACTATAAGTTAATTTTTGGATTTTATTGAAATTCACATCTTCCGGTAATCCAAAATATTTTATAATAAATTCTTTTGTGTTTACTTGCCCATCGTTTGCTGATTTAACTTTCGTCTGGTGTCCGAATTGCTCACTTCGTTCACAATTCTTGTTTTCGTTTTCAATCAAAATTTCTTCCATTACTTCCTCTTTTTATTAATGTCGCAATCGGCACAAACGGAGATATGTTAGTTTTGCTCATTTCTTAACTTTATAGATTTTACCCATTCTGTCATCTTTAGAATAATAAATATCTATCTTCCCTTCTTCTACTAATTTTCTTGCATAGTGTGCCGCTTGTTTCATGCTTATCCCCATTTCTCCAGCTATAGATATTTGGTCACATATTCCCTCATATCCGTTTGTAAGTAAATTATAAAATTCATCTTTATTTCTTTTCATTTGCGCTCCTCAAAAACTAATTATGCAATCAAGCGGATTTGCTTTTATCTGTAATTCATTTAATATTCCCCATTGAATATCTAAATCATTTTGTGTAATATCTTTTAATTCTTTACGAAGATATAATCCGTCTTTTTCTGAGTAACATAAAGTTCTTTTTGCTTGTGTTATTAACTTTTGCATTTTTTACTCCGATTAATTATTTATAAATTGTTTTCGCAAACCGCTTATCGCCAACTCTGTTAGTTTGATTTTACCTTAATCGTATCGGGGAATTTCATCCAGACAAAACCTGTTGCAAAAAGATTCCCATCTGCATCTAACAACGTATATTTATTCCCCAAATCATTGCCACCAAGAAATATACATTTGATTGGTTTCTTTGCTTTCTTCACCCAATCAACTGTTGCTTGCTCATTGTCTGTATTTGAGCAGCCGACAAAACAAACTAACTCGGCAATCAATGCGACTCCGAGTAGTAGTCTAAAAATTCTAAATTGTTTTTTCATTGCAACATTCCTTTTATTTAAGTTTTATAATAGCGCATTATCGCCAACTATGTTATAAATTTTCAATCAATAATCCGTTACCCAATTTTTCTTCTTCGGCAATTTCGGTTGATCAAACAAAGTTCCTTCAGAAAGTTTATTCGCTTTCTGCATTAAGTCTTCTGTAATTTTTAATAGGTTTGGCTTTGTAACACGGACCAAGAACAGATTTCCAACTTCGCAATCTAAATTCTCTTGGCGTCTTCCGGGCAATGGCACCCATTTGGAAACTTTTGTAATTCTATCGCGTATCAATGTTTCAGAGATCAATCCTTCAAAATATTCAGCATCGGCATAATGATTGAAGTGCATATACCCTGGTCCATCCTGTTCGGCATTCTCAATTGCAAGCCGATTGAAGATAACCTCTTTCGCTGTATCTGTACCCACGAAGTATAATGGAAGGTTGCCCTTATTATTCATGCGACCTTTATAATCAGTAATTGATTTGTACGGACTGTTCCACCCTTTGGTTGCATAAAATCTTTGTACCACTCCGTTCTTAAGTTGGCGTATTAATCGGTCTTTAACGAATGCATAAACATCATCTGCATTATGACCGCCTGTGTCAACTCCGATTGCAGAGATATATAAGTTTAATTTTAGTGCGTGTTCAAATGCCGTCATCAAATAAATATCAAGTTCGTTCCATACCAATTTTTGAGAAGTGTTTCCATGAAATAATTTTTGTTCAATTAACCAACTCTGTTCTGAAATTCCCCAGCCCTTAACAATACAATGGAGCCATGTCGGCTGTGTATCAATGTAAGCTGTGAGATAGCAAACTTTACCCGGTAATATTTTTTGATCCGGAGTAAAATAATTTTCCACGCGCTGAATAAGTTTTTCTTCTTTCGGCGTGTTGAATTTCGGTGACCATGGTTCTGCGAGTGCGGTGTTCAAAAATACTTTAAGCCGTTCGTGATCTCCTTGCTTGGAATATTTCCGAGCGGTTAGAAAATCTTCAACAAGTTTATCCCATGATGTTGTAGCACTTGGTGAATATAACCGGTTAATGTGAAATCCCGGCTTGTATAATCTTTCCGGAAAGGTTTTTCTCCATTCGGCATTTGCAAGCATCCAGTATTTTTCTCGGTTAAATATTTTTTTATGGCAATGCTTACATAAATAATAAGCCGTTGAAGGATTATCTTTTTCCCAACGGATACCGAAATCATCATCCACTCTTCCCCATTCTAATTTTTGCATTTCGTTGCAGAGCGGGCAAGGAACAAAATAAAATCTTTGGTCGGTTGCTTCCCATTCGGGCCAAATGCGACTTACAACTTCATCACCCGGTGAGCTGACAAGAATTATTTGGCGGTCCTCAAATTCGGTTGTACGTTTAATTGCAAGCTCTACAGGATCTCCGAAATCGGAAGCGGAGATAGGGTAGGAATCAACTTCATCAAGAAGTAAATCTTTTATTGATGTGAAGATCAAGCCGGACGGAGAATTTGCACCAACAAGTTTCAGAATTCCGCCTACAAACTTTTTCATAAGAACAGTATCAGCTTTTTTCGGTTTAACATCTTCTACTTTTGTGGAAAGGAATCTGTTATCACGCATCATCGGGTCTAAACGTTCCCGGCTGTAACGTGTTGCGTTAAGGATTGTATCCATCACATGGAGTATTGGTCCCGGATGCTGATCTATTTTGTATGCTTCTAGAATCATTAACATGAGTGTCTTCAGCATTTGAGTTGCGGATACAATAATTATTTTTTCATTTAATGGATTACCAAGTTCATCCAGCACTTCTTTCTGATATGGACGGCGCGCATAGGAATACAATCCGGGTTCGGATGAATATTCCGGCGAGAGATAGAAATTCTTGCAAGCCCAATCGCTAAGACTTTCTTCTTTTCTTGGTTTTAGCTGGTCTAGAAGCGGTGTAATTTTCACCAGAAGATTCAGCCAGGCCGCGGATGATGTTTTCAATTGCTGTTGAGAGATCATTTAATAGTTCGTTGTCTCTAGTTTCTAAAATTTTAATTACTGCTTTATCATCTTTTGCAATCAATAATTTAGGCATTAATGTTTTACGTGAAGTGGGCAGCTTTGTTTTTGTGATGTTAATTATTTTATCCAGCAATGAAGCTGTCTCATCAACACGTATTAGTTCTTTTTTCAGTTCAGCAAGTTCAAGCTCTTTTTTCTGTGCATCTAGTTTGTAATTAAATTCTTTGGCATTCTTAAAACCGGATTGCGCTTCAGATAATCTGCGTTCATAATCTTCCAGTATAATGTGAACACATTTAACAATATCATATTGCCCTTTCTTTTCCGGTCCAAATCCTTTTATGTAAAGTCTATCTTTAGGATCACTCCGCCGGTTGATAGTGCGCGGATCCACTTTAAGCAGACTTGCGATTTGCGGAAGCGTAGCATATTTTCCCATAGTATCTGGATTACTCTTCTTCTTTTTACGCAAGTCAAACATCCATTTGTTTGATTTGCAAGCGGACTTCCGGGGTGTTCGTGCATCCCGGTTGTCCTTTTGCTAATCATTGAATAATTTTTTGAAATTAAATTTTCGGTTAACACAGTCAAAATCTGCTTTTGGATATAGTTTTTTATATCTGAGTAAAATTAAATCAACGTAGATTGGGTCTAATTCAATTCCGTAACCAATTCTATTCACAAGATTAGCCGCAATAATTGTTGTTCCTGTGCCGAGAAAAATATCTGTAACAATATCATCCGGCATTGTCATCAGCTCTAATGCTTCAAGTACAAGTTTAACCGGGAATGCGGCTTTATGGAAATCCGTTTGTGAATTCTGCGAGCTGATGCGCCAGTAGTTGGAGAGGTAACGTTTTGTTTTATTGTTAAAAAAGAATTTCTTTTCTGTGGTACCGAGATAAATAAAATTGAGATCCTTCTCCGGTTCAGTTGTGAGCACTAATAATGATTCCGCTTGCCGTGATAAATTCTGTTTCGAGTTAACCAACGGACGAACTGAAGTTTTATCCCAAACGATCCATTCAACAAAAGAAAAACCTTTCTCTTGTTTGAGCTGATAGAAAATGTCTATAAATTCCGATCGTGTTTTCTGAGAATAACTGAGATTCCAAAATAGAAATCCGTTCAGATGTGATTTAATTAATGATGCACAATCAATGTTAAACTTTATATACTCTTCCGATTTTAATTTATCAGTGTAATTCAAATAATGTTTCGCTCCCATGTTGTAAGGTGGAGAAGTAAAAACAAGTCGGCATTTTTTCTTATCGAATAATTTATTTACATCAGTTTCCTTTCGTGAATCTCCGCATAGAATCCGGTGCTTGCCATCAATTACAAACAGATCTCCAAGTTTAGAAAGTGAAGTTTGAGGCGATGCAGGAATAGTTTCAAATTCTTTTTCATCATATCCAATCGGATTTAAGTAGGATGCATCTATCTCTGGAATGTTTGTGAATTCTTGTACGTCTGAGTAATTAATATCGAAGAGATTAAGGTAATCTGTAAGCCCTTCCCTATTAACTTTGCCGTAAACGCTATCATATACCAGCACCAACCGTGCGGCTTGCTTTTGTGTTTTGCAATCAATGAAACATGCTGGCAGCAGTGCCGGAATGTGAACACCTTCTTCCTTCAGCTCCTTCAATGCGCGTTGCTTCCGGTGGCCGTCCAGGATCCAGAGCTTTTCGCTCTTTTCATCAAACCAAATTTTGAATGGATCTATGAAATGATTTTCAATCAATGATTTCTTCAGCTTCTTAAGATCCTCAGAAGAATTCGTTTTATAGTTTTCGGGTTTTAACCATAACAGTTGCTGCCAATTCACCAACTTCTGATACAGTATTTTGTTTTTAATTTGTTTCATAGAACCTCTTAAATAGAACAGAACCAAGTTTTATAGAACACAAAAAATTTTCAAATCCTGCGCTCGTTCCGCATCCGCAAAGTATAAGTATAACCTAGTACCTTGAATTGTCTTAATGGCCTCATACATCATAATCAGAGTGTGTTGTCTATCTTCACTTGCTCTTAAAGAATTTGTATTCACTATTGAAGATCCGCTCGTAATTTGTTTTAACATAAAGACGTATTGCATCAATGGCACGGCGGCTGCTCATTAAGTCCGGTGCGCTTGGTCCTTTACGTTCCCATATCTTCAATCTCTTTTTAGAAATACGATAAAAGATTCCAGTGTGTCCGCTCTTCATTGTAGCAATAAATGTTTTAGTCCCTTCACCTTTATCACCGGGTATAACAACACGTTTGCCTTTAATGATCTCGGCTGTTGCACCCGCGGTATTCTTTCTCTTCCAACGTGCTTTGAACTTATCCAATGATATTGGTTTGCCTGTTACTCTAATCTTTGCAGTAGGATCATTAGCATTTGCGCTTACAATCTTTGTTGCTTTGTTTAACTCTGAAGCCGGTATGTTATATGTTTCTCTTACTGCACTCTTGCCTTCAGTAGCGCCTTGGCGTGCTGTCTTGGTTGTTGCTGAGAGTGTTGCTTTATTAACAGCGTTCTTCACATCGCGCAATTCAGTATTAATAAACTTTGCAATGTTTGTTCTTATGCTTATCATCCCGTTCTCCTGTAAAAGTATTCTAATTTCTTCTTATCACTTCTCATTCTGATGTGCCGTTTATCTGTTTGTTCTCTGCAGCTTTTCTTATAACAGTTAGTTGAACAATAGATTTGATTAACTACTTTAGGTTCAAATTCTTTCATGCAATCAAAGCGTGCACATTTACGTATCATGCTGCTACCTCTGTAATAAAAGTTTGCAATTGTTCTATCTGCTGTTCATACCATTCTATTGTTGGTTTGAAAGGGCGCAATGCCAATTGTCTTAATTCAGTGAAACGTTCTTCACCAACAAACATTATCATAAATTCAACTTGCTTGCCGGAATGATCCATCCACAAATGATGTTCGTGATTCATTCTAAATGTATTAAGCGGATGATACTTTGTTCTCTCTCTTTCTCTGCTTATTCCATGTGCCCAATCTAAACCATAAGTTCTGCCGCAACCGCAAACACAACTTTTGTCTCTAAGTTTTGTGTATTCTCTACTTAATTTTTCACATTTATTTGCTAGACGTGTTAATGCTTTATTGTATGCAATTATTGAATCTATCATGCAGCTGCCTCGTTATCTTCGATGTATTCAATTAATTTACTCTGTGCTTGCAGATAGTTTCTGTTCTTAATCAATGCCGTAATTTCTTCAACTTGCCGGGCATTCAGTTTATGTTGATAGCGTTCTAATTGATCCTTAGCTTCCGTTAATATTTGATCAATGGCTTCTTGATTATCATTCTTCTGCTGTTCACGTTCCTTAACTCTAACTGCGGCAGTTTCTAATTTCTGATTATGCGTGTGCAGATCTTGAACAAAATCATTTTTCTTCCATGCAATTCTTTTCATCAACGATTCAAAGTCTTGATATTTTTTATTTGTTCCCGGGTATTCCATAAAAGCAATTTGAATTATAATCCAGCATACTTTCTGCGATAGTTCCGGTCTCATATCATTCAACAGCTGATTACGAACTCTGTCAACATGAGTTGGATGCGGTTGTGAATCCTTAACAAACATTCTGAAAATCCGTTCGATATTTTTATTCACCAAATCAAGATCACTAAAACAAAATTTCAGTTTATCAGCAGATCCTTCGAGATAAGCATCTAAAGGTTTTTTGTCTAGAAGTAATTCGTGAGTGAAGACGGCGGGATCCTTCTTCTCTTCTTCAGCATCTGGTAAGGAACTGTTTAGTATCTGGTATTGGTCTGCGTTTTTCGACAGACTAACATCTGCGGAATTCGACAGACCTGATCTGTCTCTTTCAACTTCTCGTCTGCTTTTTTCCGCAGTCGGGTTGTTGTTTTCATCAGTCGGAAATTCGCTTAAATCAGTATTGTTAACCTTCACGTCTGCGTTTTTCGACAGTCGTAAATTTTCTTCGTTTTCACCCTCAGCATTGCTTTTATCTATTAGATTATCAAAAAATGTTTCTTCGTCTGCGTTTTTCAGCAGTGGGCAATTTTCAACGGATTTGGCTTTTAACCAGAAAGATTCATCTTCGAAGGCATACCAATTTGTTTTATCAATCTTCCATCTATTAAATTGACATGTCTTTATGAGTACGCCTTCACTTATAAGTGAATCTATCAATCTGCGTACCTTACCAGCATCCGGTTCTTCCAATCCGGTTTCTTTATCCTTCTTAACCCAAAAAGGAAATTGTTCCGCAAGTGATTCATAAGTATTATAGGTCCAAGTTCTGCCTTCGCGGAGATTGCGGCCGTTAGCTTTATTAAGATCAATCCAAAACTGGAAGGATCTGATCATTACAGCTTCTTCAACGCCGTACTGCTTTGCAACTTCTTCATCAAATGAAAATGATTTGCTCAATTAATCCTCGATTATGAAAACAAATTTTGGCTTATATGGTCCGGATTGTAATTAGTCCAAAGAATTTCTTGACGCTTTGAATGAAAAATTGTTGTTGGTTTTTTTTTGGCTATGGATTTATAAAAAGATTTTAATTGCTTGTTATAAAGCGGATTATCATAGCCGGAGATTGCCACTTTTCCTTTTGCATTTTTACAGATCTCGAGTAATTCCTTGTGATCTTGATCGGTCATTTCAAAAGCATATTCATTATTATTGCAGCGGACATGGTGCATATAAGGCGGATCGCAATAGAATAAAGTCTCGGGACCATCAAATTTTTTGAAGATCTCACGGAAATCATAATTTGAAATTTGGACTCTCCGGAGACGCTCAATTACGTATACAAGTTTTGGAAGTTTTGTGATCCAGCGATTAACGGCTTCACTAATATTTGTTCTAGTTTCCTTCGTGCTCATTTTCCAGCCGGTTTGACGTGCGTAAGTCCCATTGAATGATTGCCCGACTGAAACAAAAAATCTGCGTGCACGTTCAATTTTATCTCCTTCATTCAAATGCTGATAACAAAACAAATATTCCTCTTTGCTGTAAGGTGTTAAATATATTTTGCTCAATAACTCTTCTGGCTTCTCTCTGAGCACCTTGAAAAAGTTTACAACAATAGAATTAATATCATTGTAGGTCTCGATCGGTGAAGGTTTTTTGTTTAATAAAACAACCGCAGAGCCACCGAAAACTTCAACATAAGATTTACTCTCCGGAAGATGTTTCAATATCCAATCTGCATGAGTAAACTTTCCACCAAAATAATTGAATGCTATTAATTTTTTCTTTGTCATATATTTTTAATCTACCGGCGGATAAATTTAGAGTGCTAATCTGTTATTTATTCCGCCGGTTACCTTGTCGGGTTAATTATCCTGTATAGTAATTATAACTTTTCTATGCCCGCCCTTTCTCAAATGAAATTTTTTCTTCAATGAGAAACATTCAAAATAACCCGGGCCAGAATATTCACCATCCTCTCTTAATTTTGGCATTTGTAAATAAAAAAAGACTGAGTTTGAAAGTGTTCCCTTTTTATCTCTAACCAAAAATCCTTCTAATCGTATCTCTTTCATTATGACCTCATTAATTATTTATTAAACCATTTTAGAAAACGTTTTCTTTGCAATTTCTCAAACCAATTAAGTAAACCGAAAATGGAAAGGATCTTATTTATCCATCCAGTCCAGCTCCATTCCGGTGCATCGCCTTGATAGATAAATAGCGGAGTTAGTTTCCATGTACCTCTAAACTTTGCCAGCGATTTATATCTCAAGCTTCCGCCAATCTTCAACTGTCCGTAGATCCAATGAAGTAGATCCGAACCCGACCAATATTTTTTTTGATTGCAATAAGAAGAAAGTGCATTTGCTTTTAAGCGGAGTTTATTGCGGGCGGTTGAATCAAATATTAATCTGCTTTTGGTATTCTGATTAATAAATGTTTCTCTAAAATTTTTTAACTGATTGAATTTCTGTTCATCAACTATCTGTTCCTTACCTTCAGCATCTTTATATTTCATTCTATTTTCTACCCATTGCTCGTAAGGTTCGCCGAGGTAAAAGTAAATATCATCGCAATCGCGGAAGCGGTCAGCAATCAGAAGCCAAGTCTTATCATATTCTGCGAGCGGAAATAACCCCCACCCAATGTCAATCAAGAAAAACTTATAGCCAAGTATCTTTGCTTCTTGATAAGTATGCCAAATAAGAAAAACAGTTTTTTCAACGGTTGGTTTCTCTTGTAAATTCCAAAAGTAACCGGTATACAGAATAACAGAATTGAATCCTTCATCATAAAGCTTATTCAAATTCCAAATTGAAAGATTTCTTGGCCATATTCCGCGTATCATATTTCCCTCAGCTTTGTTTTAGTTGTTGATATTTCTGCTGGATTTCTTTCCGGTTCTTCGCTTCATTGCATTTATAGCAACGTTCGGCATCGGAATTTTTATCAACAAGATTCTGCTTCAGCTTTTTACCGCAGTCTTTACATTTGCGGTCGCTCAATTCCCTAAAATCTTTTTTCTTGCTCTTACTCATAATCTTACTCTTGTTCTCCCGGCAATTTCTTAAGCAGCGGAAGTTCTTCTTCAACTTTCTTTTTGATCTCTGCAGTATTGATGTTGAACCTCTTTGCCAAACTTAAAAAATCTTGTTCTGCACAAATACTTAATATGAATGATTGATTAAGTATTTCATTTAATTCAGTGGGACTCATTCCGAAAATCTTTTCACAAATAACTTTATGCAGCTTTTCATGTGTTATCTCTGTTCCTTCAGCAATCCATCCACGGTATTGTGCAAGATTTTCTCCATCCATAAAATGTTCGGATATCCATCCGTCAATCATTAACAAATCAAATATTACGTTTGGAAGTATGGCAGTTGTTAGATCTTGCTTCAGAAATTCCGAACTCAAATGTTCGTGATAAGCTTCATCTCTTTGTGCTTTTATTTTGAGATTCAATTCAAAAAGTTTTTCTTTATCAGTTTTTACCTTTTCCGTTACACTTTTTACGTCTATCGTTTTCACTACAATATCTATAACTTTACCTTTCTGCGGTCCATCAGTATAAATTGCTTTCTGAACACCTTTCCCTTCTGGCTTCTTGGTTAGAGTGTATTCATTTTGACCGAGCACATTTTTCTTGGCTCCGTAATTCACACCGGAGATTCTAACTAACGGAGTACCGGATTCATCAGCTTTATCAATCTGCATAGCCATGTGAAGATTAACTTTCTCTTTGTAGCAGCTTCCATCGGTGCAAATATTATTTCCGCTGAACTCGGTAAAGAGATCCACCGCATTGCCCGTGCGCTTCTTACATTCGAAGCAGCTTCCGGCATCGGGCAAAAGTAATTTATCTTTTCTGTTGAATGGTGCTTCGTTAAGATTAGGCATCAGCCCGGCAACCTGTACGCGCAATTCAGAAACGGTTGGAACACGGAAGCTTTGAGAAATGTATTTCAATAATTTCTGCTGTGCATCTTCTTGCATTTTAGCAATCAGCAGCGCATGACCTAATTCAATCTTACCTTCAGCATATAATTTGTGAGCATCTTTGATAAGCCATATTAATCGGTATCTGCTTGAAACGTAGGAAATTGATTTTCCAATCTTATCGGCAATTGTTTCAATTGTATATTTCCCGGTTTCAAGCATTCCTTGGATGAATGTTGCTTCATCAAGCGGATGAACATCCTGACGCTGTAAGTTCTCTATGTACTGGATCTCTAATACTTGTTCATCGGATAGATCCTTAATGATTGACAGCACGGTTTTCTTTTTGATCAGCTTGCAAGCACGTACACGGCGTTCACCGGAAACAAGTTCGTAATTACTTCCCTTTTTACGGAGCGTTACCGGGTTAACAAGTCCGTTGCTTTTAATGCTGTCTGCAAGTTCTTGAAGTGAATTTTTATTGAACTCCTTGCGCGGATTGGTTTTACTGAAAACTATTTTTTCAATCTTTACTTCTTTAAGCTCTGCCATTTTTCTAACCCTTTATTTTATGATGAAACTTTATTCGTCATTTCTTAACAATGCCAAATATCCTTCTTCATTAGAAATTGGATTTGCCGGAATTACTTTTATAACCGCATTTGATCCGTAATAAATCAAAGTTAGAGATTTACTTCCGAGAGCAGCTGCTAATTTATTAAGCAAAGAAAGATCTAAACTGAAACTGCATTTCGGTTTATCGGTTGGAATTATTGTTTTGTAATCGTAAGGGACTAATTCCGTATCAACTTTTACCAATTGATATGGAAGTTCAATTCCGTTTTTGAATGATACTTTACCTTCAGCATCAACACCGTTCAATTTCATTTCTAAGAAATCAGATTCTTCATCGGTACCATATTTGCGTGCTTCAATAAAAACATAAGGATCCATGTAATTTCTAATTGCATCACCCTTTTCGATCTCGATCGGGATTAAAGCAAGTATTCTTCCATCTGTTGAAATTGCCTGCGTGCCGGTTATAAGAATTTTTGTTTTTACTGAGGCCGGATCATCGCTTTTGCCAACAGCTTTTTCCGGTTTGAATCTCTTATTGATCTTCATCTATTCCTCACACACTTTGTGATAAAACTTTTTCACCAAATAAATTTCTATTTGCACCAAATGTTTCTGCTATCTGATGTTTTACTTTCTTCCGTTCCCCGAGCATACTCATTATTGTTTGGTTGTAACTGAGCATACTTGCAATTGCATCTTCCTCGGTCCGGCATAACCAGTAACCGCGCTTGTCACTACCAATATGGAAAGTTCCTTTATTATTTTCATTCATCTTGCGTACTGAAGCGGCAAGCATCCGGTTATCAATTCCGGTCCCTTCATACACTCTTTTGCTCGTCATCGGTTTGTTGTAATTGGAATTTTTAACCGCATCAAATATTTTAGCTTCCATATCACTAAGTATCATTCTCTTACTCTTGTAATAAACCAACTGGCGCAAGCGGAGGGTGCACCTGCACCGGTGTGGTAATCCACATCATGGAGGCACCATGAATGCTCTTATAAGTTTTCAATCGTCTCAATTAATTTTATCACAGTATATAGTATTCCAAGTGCAGCAATGATTGCAAATAACAGAATACCTAAGTAAATGATCTTTTCCGTAAGCGTCATCGGCAGCTCACGGCTGAATTCACAATAACTTTTTGCGGTGCAGATTATGCAGTCGCTTCTTCCGGCATCTTCAAAATTTCCGCCGTGAACGATCAAACATTTTTTCGGTGTTTCCATTTATTCGATCTCCAATTCTTAAAATCCTGCCAATCTTCTTTGATCGCTTTGCGCATTGGAAAGATCATCCAGACAGCTATTCCAACAGCAAAGATGTACCCAATTATAATTGTTAATAATTCTTTCATCAGTTGCAGATTATGGTTTGATAATTAATATCAATGTTGGATTTCTTCATTTCTAAACGGTAGATCAAAAGCACCAATACACCATCTAGATAAACAACTTCTTGTTTCAGTTTCGATTTCTTTCCGGTCTGTATCATAAAAGTTTCTTCCTGTTAAGTTTTTCTTTTAAAAGCTGTTTTTCAGCCGCTCTTTTCCCGGGAGCGGTTTCAACTAGTTGAATTGTCTTTTTCTTATCCTCTATGACTAATTTCACAGCATTTTCCACAGATTTAAGATGTATTGCCTTCTTCTTATCCTCTTTCGGTAGTTGTACCTTCCTTAAGGCGATTTTCTTGAATTTGTCCTTTCTCAGTTTTTTAACTTTCTCAAGCACTTCCTCTTTAGTATAAAGTTTGGCATATTTCCTGTCGGTGGTCCATCCATGCTCAGCTTTGAACCGGTAATTTTCATAACTAGCTATTCTATATTTAGGCGTTAAGGCATCTTGGGATTCAGTCATTTTTCATTTCCTATCATCATCAATAAAACTTCCGAGTGCAGCAAAATTCAGATCGGTACAATCTTCAGCATCAAGTTTGCTCAGTTTTATCGGATAGCATTCAAGTTCAATTTCCATATTCAGCAATTCGTTTAACTGTTTTTGGAACTCTTCCATTTTATCGCCAAGATCATAACTGTTTTCTAAAACTTTTTTACCTTTAACTTCATTGCCGTCAATCATCTTGATTAAAGATTCTTCCCCGGCATCTTTCGGCGCATCAATTATTTTAAGCTTTGTTTCGATCTCCTCTTTAGCACCGTTAAGCAATACCATTTTCTTTCTTGAAAGTTCATTCAAAAGTTTAACCCTCATTTCATCAAAATCCTGAATTGCTTTTCCTGCTGCCTTCGCCAGCTTGATGCTTAGATCATATTTTAAGGCAGCACTCTTTGCCGGGAATGAAATTAATTTCTCAAGTCCATTGTTCATTTTTAATATGTCTCCGGCTTCGAACAGATTAAAATATTTGATTTTAAGTTTGCTCATTTTATACCGTTAATATTTGTTGTTGAATGTTTTTAAATTTTATTTTTCTGTCTGCTCTATAGATCAATTTTCTAATTGCCAAATAGCTCTTGCCCATCTGCTCTGCAATTTCCACATAGTTATAATTCAATCTTCTAAGCTCCAAAGCTTTTTTCATATCTTCCGAAAGCTGATATTTTTTATGATCTAAAAGATCAGTCATTATTGTTAAACCATTTATTATAGAGGATCAGCCATTGCCAAATACCGGTAACAAACAGCAGAAATATTCCGGCAACAAAAAACCATCCTAATAGTTTCTCATTCATATACCTAGCTTCTTCATTTCTTCATCGAAGCGTTCAACTTGCTCTTTTAGATCATCATACTTAGTTCTTAAACGCGGTCGTTCGCCTACCTCAATAATTTTATTCTTGATTGTCCGGCTCACTTCATTACTGAATAAACTGAATTGAGTTGTAAGCGATTGAAGGAATCCGCTTGTCAGATCAAACAACTTTTGGCATTCATCCTGATCGCTTAAGTATTTTCTTTTAATAAGCTGATCTTTAATAGCTTTATAGTATTCATCTTTAACTTCGATGGCATTATTTAACTGATAGGAAAGTTTATTCGGTTTCATCCCAATCCATTTGGCAATGGTAGTTTCCGATAAATCGAAACGTACCATGTAATCCATGATTTCAAGTTGTTTCTGAGCGTGTGCCATTTTGATTTATTCCAAATTTTTAAGTGAACAATTCCAAGTATTTCTAATTCTTAATTCGCAATTTTCTTTTAGCAATTAATTAATAGAATTCAAATGCTGATGAATTTCAAAAAGTTTTTTAGGTGCACGGCTGCTGAATGCATAAGTGTAAAGCGCGGAACTTCCGCCGAGTTCTATTTCAAGTTCGCTCCTGTAACCTTTGCCGTAAATCTTAAATGCTTTAGCTTCCACTTTTGCGGGATCCAGCTTCTTCCCTCTTTTTATCATTGCCCGTTCTGTCAT